CAACATAAGAAGATGATCTGATACCAGAGTAAGTACTGATGACATTAAGACTTTGAGTGTTATTAGATGTTACATTAACAACGTCTGATCTCAAAGGAGATACAAACGCTATAGCATCTTTTCTGCTTTCTGCTAGTGTAATCATATTGTCAATGTGAGTTGTATCACACGAACCTGCAATAATTAAACCTACATCTACTGTTTCAGCGTCTAAGAATTTTTGATACGCTGTATATCTTTGTCCAGTAGATACAGTTGAACCATCACTACCACCTGAAAGTGCTTCAGATGTTGGTGTAGTTACTGCTGTGTAAGTTACGCCTGCTGCTGCAGATCCCCAATTAGATCCTGAAGCGTTATGGTCCATCCAATAAATGTATTGAGATTTACCAAATAAAACATCCACGTAGTAATTAGAATCACCTTGTGGGCTTTTTGCGTCAGAAGCTTTTGATAATTTAGAATAAGTTTCTAAAAGTGCACCTGGAGTTCCTGAAATAACACCGTTTGTGTCTATAACAATTACGTGTATTTCATCATTAGAACCACCTCTATCATTTACGTATGGTGAAGTTCCTGGAGCGCCAGCTACTTGATCATAATATCTCCAACGTCTTTTTACGTTAGCACCGTTAGTTACAGTAGTATATAATCCACCTGTACCTGTATCAGCTCTAACAAAAGTAACGCTTGGTGAAGAAACAGCAGTTACTCTATATTTGTAACCATTGTAATCAGTACCAGCGACTGTATCAGAAAATTCTAATATGTCGCCTACGTTAATACCTGTAGTTGAAGTTAATGTTAATGTTGTGTCTCCCACAGCTGTTGCTGCGTCATTGACTGTAGTTTTAGCATTTTCTTGATAAGCGGTTGCGCTTGGACAAGTTGCTACTGTTAAACTATTACCCCAAGAACCTGCTGTTTTAGCAGCAAAAGTTCCTACTGAAGCTTGTCCAGTGGAATAGTTATTAGTATAGTCAGAACTATTTTTTACTAAAAGACCACTACCATTTGAGGTAGCGTTTTTAAGACTTGTGTTAGTTGCTCGTACTACTCTTAATGCGTTAGAATATTGTAGAAAGTTCGCTGCGCTAAACCAATCTTCAAAGTTAGTTGAATTTGGTTTGCCAAACGTATCTACTAATTCTTGTTCGCTAGAAACCGTTACGATTTCATCAAGAGGACCTTTAGAGAATTGAGCTGCTATAGCACCAACACTAGTTGATACGGCAGGGATAATTCTTGTTAAGTCTCTTTCCTGTACGAGAACACCTGGTGATACTTGAAATGCCATTAGGTTTTCTCCTTTTTAATTAGCTAATTTTAACATATATAATTCAAAACTCGTATTATTCATACGCCCATAGTCAAAAGTTATCATACGTGTATCTATTTATAAAACACGTAATTTTCACTATTTACTGATAATCTTCACCTTTTCTTATATGAACAGGATGCCATACTTCTCCATATTCATCTTTAAAAGATTGAGATTCTGGTGGATCAATACCATCATCAATAAATCCAAACGGTGCCATATCTTGTTCTATGATGTTAGATTGTTCTTCATATAATTTAGAACGAACATCCGAGTTACTTAATTCTTTAAAATAGGTTTGATTTGATAACCAACCAAATATAATAAGACAAGTCATTAGATCATCATTACATCCTTCTTCGGCCATCCAAGAGTTATGTCGTCTAGCAAATGTTGACATCTCTCCTATAATATTAAAATCATTAATAATAATCTTATCTGCTTCCACAATTGTTTTTAAATTAGAACAACCAATTTTTTTAATCTGTTTGGTCATACGAATACCTAGTTGACTTCCTCTACCACTAAATCCTGTACCTAATACTTGGCCAGCTCTACCTCTTTGAGTAGTCATTAATACGTTGTCATATTCTAAATCAAAATGTATAGCATCAGATATTTGTCCACCCAAATCATTTACTTCTACTAATACGTGGGCTCTATTAAAGGCCTTACAAGTCTGTTCTATAATATTAGGAAACACTAAAGGTTTAATTTCGTTGTTACGATATTTGGCCACAACCTTATATGGCATTTGTGTTACATCAAATATAACAAAAGCTGAATAGTCTTTTGTAATACCTCTTGCTACGTCAACAGTACAAACATAAATTTTGTTTTTATCTGGCCTTTCAAATATATCTAAGCCACCTCTTGACTCTAATGGTGGAACATAAGGCATTGTTTTAATTTTAGCTGGAGATATAAGAGTATCAATTGATCCTAAAAATTCACACTCAAACTCACTAGCGAATTGTTCTTTACTTGTATTACGTATTGTTTCTTCTTTCCATTTTTCATCACGGCCTGGAACTTCTGACCAATGAACATCTACAGGAATATAATCGTTTAATTTGTTTACAGAATCAGTCCATAATTTATAGTACATATTCATTCCGTGAGGAGTTGAGACAATGACCATCTTTGTACTTTTACCAGAAGAAATTGTAGGAAAAACCGAACTAAAGAATTGTTCAGCAATAGCTGCTGGTACGAAAGCAAACTCGTCTAAGAAGATTATATTATATGAACCTCCTCGAATGGCACTTGAAGATGTAGCAGCTGCCACTATTTTACTACCATTTTCTAATTCAATACTACCTTTATTCCAGTTTAATACACCTTGTTGTAAGAACTTCGGTATATTTTCATAGGCTAATTGTAAACGACCTAATATATCTCTAGCTGTAGATGATTTGTTGGCCAATATGGCAATGTTACAATTAGGATTAAACAAAGCATAGTGAAGTAAATAAGATACAATAGTTGTTGATTTACCTGACTGTCTTGGTAATTTACATATAGTAAAACGGTTATTATGTATTGTGCCTACTATGTCTTTTTGAAAGTCATACATTTTAAAAGGTACTAAGCCTTCATCTAAAGAAACAATCCTTACATAGTTTTGAATAAAATATAAAGGGTCTTTAGAACACTTAGCAAATTCTTCAATTTGTTCTTGTGTAAATTCTACAGTAACATTTACTTTTTTAAGATTGGGATTTCCCAAATATACTTCACTCATTGATAATAATTCCTTCTATATGAGTGTAACCTAATTTCAAAGCGGCCTTTATTCTTTGACTGCCTTTAAAAACACTATATTGTTTTTCAATATAAGGAATACCATTAGCCCCTACACGTGATACATCATTGATTGTATGTTTAACTATTTGTATAGGTTCTATCATATCTTCTCCGTTTAATAACTCTTGTAAAGGAGCCATTGTACGTATAAAGGTTAAATCACTTATCTGAAACGTCTGTTTGTTCAGGTAATTTTTTGTTGCTTTTAGTATCTTCATTTGATTTCAACATCTGTTGTAATTCTTTTGTACTTCCTACGAACAAAGCATTTTTAATTTGAGGCGAAGCAGATTTAGGTAAATCTTTCAATTCTTTTAATTTCTTCTGTAAATCCTGTAACTTATCCACCGTGCCAGCCACGTTTGCTATAAGTTGGCCTGCTACTTCGTAGGCACGTGGATGTTGTCCTTCTTTAGCGATCTCTAAAATGCCTTCAATAGCCTGTTGACCCTTTTCAATTAGATTATAGTAATTTTCTCTACTATATTCATAGTCATTATCTATATCTGCTTTAGTAGTGTCGTTAATTCTAGGTACTGGTGGATTATCTATTTTAACAATAGACTCTAACGTAGGTTTTTCTGTAGATTCAATACCTAGTATCTCATTAACTTTATCTTCAATTTTAGTCATATTACTATTTATCAACTACATTATAGTTGATTATACATCTTATATTTTCTTTAGGTTGACAAGATGTATGCCAGTGAGAACCATCAAATAATACTACTCTACCTTGTTTAGGAGTAACTCTTTTCGATTCTTTTAAATCATCAAAGAAAGGTATTGGATCTTTTTTACTATATTTGTTTTTATAGATAACAGTATCACCATCAGCATCTGTAACATAATACAATATGACTAAATGCTTATCAAATAAATCTATATGAGGAGTATCTATTTTATCATCAAACAGATTTAAAGGCAGTTGTAGAAAAGAACGGCCTTGTATTATTTTTTTATAGTCATATTTAATATGTTTACAACTATTTTGTATAATAGGTAAAACTAGATTGTGATAATCACTATTAATTTTTTCTTTTATTACAAATCTATGTTGGAAACCTGGTCGTTGTTGTTTATTATCAGAAACGTGAGTAACATCAGATATAAAGAACCAATTAAAACTATCACTTAAAAGCGTAAGTTTAATTTTTTCTTGTAAATCTTTTTCTATAATATTATCAATTACAATAGGTAGTTTCATAAATCATAAAACTACTTTATTCTTTGTCCTTTGAACCAAGAAGGTAACCCTAAGTGAGGTCTTCCATCAAATATATTATCAGAAGAACCTTTAGTCGCTTCATTATTATAATGTAAAAATACTTGACCACAATCTTCACCTATGAATGGATCTCTCCAATGTTCTAATATATTACCTCTATAGACTAACATATCACCAGGATTTAAAATTACTTTAGTTCCTTTTGTATTATCTGAAACATAATTACCTTCTTTTATTCCACCTTTTTTAGGATCTTTTTCTATAAAGATAGGCCATTCATCTCCACCAAGATTTAATGTAGTTGATATCTCACAGCTAAATCTATCTTTGTGTCTATGTAATATATCACCTTTTTTATAGATACGAGCATAAGCGTATGTAGGTATTAATTTAAGACTTGTTTGTTTTTCCATTATAGGTTGAACAGCAAGTAATAAAGTTTCCATTGCTACATCACCATAATGAGAATATGTATTAGGTACTTGTTCGTCATTCCATACGCCCCATTCAGTTGTAAATGGTGAAATGTATCTTGTATCATACATTGTTCTTGCTACTTGTCTTTTCATTAAAAAATAGTTATAAACAAATTCAGCAATCTTGGGATCAAGTGCTTTTCGTATTACTAAAAAATTATCTGTTTTAAAACTCATATTTTTTTTACTCCTTCTATTATCATATTTCTAACTGCTTGTATATTAAAATGTATAAATCTAAATGGTTCTACACCATCATCTACGGCATATTGATGAGGCATATAAGAATTAAAGAATACCATAGTACCGGGTTTAGGTCTATAGTTTACAATATCTTGACCTAAAGACACTTGCGATTTATCTTTTAATGGTAATTTAGTCATCTGAGCGCCAGGTCTAGGATCGTGAAATAAAGGAAAAGATGTCTTATCAGAACACTTTAAAAAATAAAATCCTGACATATGGTTATCCCAATGTATATGTGTATCGTGATGGCCACCACCATTTTTAGAAAACTCTTGTACCCAAAATTCAGTAAAAAACATTGTGTATTGAGACAAATCAAATCCTTGACTATCCATAATATTCCAAGCCGTGTTACCAATATAGTCTTGTAAATCTTTTAGGCCTGGATCGTTTTGAAGTGGGCCAGAGTGATACGAAAACCCGTGATCTTTTACTTTAGCGAAATCTTTTTTACCTAAAAACTTTTCTCGTTCTTTTAATTTAGGTGCTTCTCTTTGTTGTGCTTCTTTTATATATCTATCACAAACTTTGTTTGTTGATGTTAACCATTCCGGTTTATCTATTACATAAATTGGACAACCAAAATATAAATCAGTTCTTAATTCATTACCATTTGTTACTACTGCCATAATATATTTCCTATCTAAACGGATATCCTAGATTCCACATTACTAAAGAATATCTAGTTCCTTTTGTTACTGGTGTTACACGATGCCATACAAAACTTGGAAAAACAATAATAGAACCACGAGGTCTTATCTCGACACATTCTTTTGTAGTTTTACCTTTTGTCCATTCTGTATCCATTGAATTTCTAAAATCAAATTCTAAGTTTCCACCAACATATTCTGATGGATCACATAAAGAAATTGTTACTGATAGTTTTCTAATTTTGTTATGATCTGGTGGAAATGTACCATCAGCGTTTTTAGGTCTTTTATAAGGTTCGTCCCAACTATCACAGTGCCAACCATAGTATTGGCCAACTCCATATTTTGTAAATTGAGCTGATTCAGTCCAATCCCAATCAAAGTTCCAACCTGCTAATCTATTTGCATCGTGAATATAAGGCTGAATTTCTTTATAGATCCATCTATCGTTTAACCAAACTACATCTGATTTTCTTTTCTTTTGAATATTCTTTACGTCTTTTTTATCAAGTTTACCTTTTGTTTTAATAATATTTTCAACACCACCTGTAACGGCCATTTCGGCTTGATGTTTTTTACCGTAATTTAGGATATCATCACACAACTTTGGTGATAACGCTGATTGGAAATAATAATAATAGTTTTTTAAATTCATTTATATAAGCCTTAATTCATTAATATAACATATTTATAACAAAAAGTAAAGAGAGTTTTATTTTTTCATAGCCTCTCGTATTTTAGTAGCGGATATCTCTTGTATTTCTTTTGGTAATACAATTTCCTCTATCTTATATCCTACACCTCTACCATAACAAATATTAGTTATATTAGGTACTTTAATAACTTCAAACTTATCAGTGTAATCTTTTAATCTTTCTTCTATTCTTCTTTTAATCTCATCAAAATGAAATGGATTAGATTCAGTTGTTTCTTGATCTCTAACCATGATACAAACTTGACCTGTTTTTTCTAGTATTTTTTTAAACAATTCGAAATGACCATCGTGAAATGGTTGCCATCTTCCTAACATCTGGGCAGTGGGTTTTTTATAATCTATCATGTATCTCTTTTATAATGTTATCATAGTTAAAGTCTTTTATTTCAAAATTAACTTTGATTGGTTGTTCAAATATTTTATTCGTATCTTCATATCTACCTTTATTTATAGTGTTCATAAAAATGGTAATATCAAAGTGCTTTCTTAGATATTCGTATGGACAAATAAAATCAACAACAGAAGTCTTATCTGCTATTCTACATAGTTCAGCCATTCTCATTGCTTGTTTTATTCTACCATTCTTTGTAAAATCCCAATCATTAAACATTTTTCTTATATCATCAGCATTAAAATAAGCAAACGGCTTGTCTTTAACTAATTTTTGAGCAAAGGTTGATTTACCAGATCCTGGTAATCCAAATACTAATATTTTCATATTTTCCAAAATTCTAAATTTTTATATTTCTCTATTATTCTTTTTGATAATTTAATATCATTACTACTTTTTTTAACACCAGTTGTTTTAATAGTATGTAAAGGTGCACCAAAGATATCATCATTATAACCTTCAATCTGTTTTATATTTTTTAAATCGTGATTAAAATATGGTATCTCATAATACTTATATATCTTTTTTAATTGAGTTTTTGTATCTGATATTAAATCATTATAATCTATTAATAAGTAATTTTTTAATTTATTATTTTTTTGTAAATTTTTAATTGAATATAATATACCATCAACATAACCATCTCGTTTCATTATTAAATCTGCCTTTTCTTCTATCTCATCTTTATATAATGTAGTTTTATCTAACATACTATATTCTTTATTAATATAAAAATCAGGATAATCTCTACATAATTTTAAATATGATTTAATAATGTCCAATACATCTCTAACTAATATAACAATCTTTATTTGATTAGGACAATATTTTTCTAATATGCTATGATTATAAGGTGTAATCCAATCTGATCTTTCAACAACATATTTTGTTTTTATATGATCATAAAAATTAAAAAATATATTTTTATATACATTATCAAAAGATATTAAATTTGGTTTATAATTAGCATCTAAATTATTATTTTCATAATTTTTTATTTGATGAAATAGATTAGGTGACCAAGAATGACCAGTTGCTGTTATGTCTGTATTTTGATTTAATATAGAAGATAATAGAGTATTACCTGCTCTAGGAAAACCTGATATAAAATAATATGTTTTATTCATCATATAATACTATCACAAAACTACAAAAAAATCAAGTTATATTATAATTATTGATACTTGTATCTAATTACTACAATACCTTTACCACCAGCTTGACCACAGGCTCCACCACCGCCTCCAGTGTTAGATGTTCCTCCAGTAGCTCCTGATCCTCCAGGTCCTCCTCCACCTGATCCTCCTGGTGAAGCTCCTGGAAGTGAACCACTTCCACCACCGCCGCCGGCAAAATATCTGCCTGTTGGGCTTGGTCCTGTAGTTCCATAAGAAGGCGCTGTTGGCCCAAATACTGTAGATAAAATTGTAGAACCTGTTCCTCCTCCACTCATTGAAGGGACGTTAGGATAATCTCCTGGTGTTCCTGCTGTACCTGCTCCTCCGCCTCCTCCACCTCCTTGATAATGATAAAATCTTATTAATCCATAACCTCCATTATTTCCTTGTGAAGGACTTACGGGAGGTGTGTTGCCAGTTCCTCCTGGATTACTTGAAGGCGTATCGTATGGTCCTGATCCTGGAGCTGGTCCTGAACCTCCACCACCACCTGAACCGCCATTACCACCAGCACTAGATTGCCCAGCACAACCTCTTGAACCACGGCCACCACCCGCTGATGTAATAGTTGAAAATGTTGAAGGAGAACCTGCTACACCATATGCAGGCGAACCTGTTGCTCCTGCTCCTCCAGCACCAACTGTTACTGGATAAGTTAAAATTGATACTGGAAAAGATCCAGCACAACTTGGACTCGGAAAACTTGTTCTATAACCACCAGCACCACCACCACCTGCTCCTGCTCCTGATCCTGCTCCTCCAGCACCAGCTACTACTAAGTAATCAACATTAACAGGACCACCCGAAGCCATTGTTGGTCCATTACCTAATTGAGAAACTACAAAACAACCATCTCCTGTAAAAACGTGTGTCTTATAACCATTAACAGCATCAGTTAATACTGTACCACCTGTTGCTGTAATGAACAGTGGTCCTAAAAGCCCAACGTTAGATTGATTTGTATAAACCCAACCATTTGTAGAATCCATATAAACAATATACAGTGATGCTCCACTTGTAGATATCACTGAGTTAGAAGCAATACCTTGAATTTTATTTCCGTTTCTTCCTACTGTTAGATTGTAAGTAGCAAATGTTCTAGCATAGTCAACAAGAGCTATTGTATCTCCAATAGTTGGAGAAGCCGGTAAAGTAACTGTAATTGTATTTGATGTAGTGTTACAAAAATAACCATAACCTGCTACAGCATTAAAATCTGTTGTCTTAACTGCCTGCCATTGAATAGACGCTAAACTTGTTGATGAACCAAGACTTACAGACTGTCCATTAATAGTAACTGACGAATTTACAAGTTTCGCATTAGTAATTGTTGCTGGAGCGATATCAGTAGCTACTACTGAACCGTCAGCGATTGAAGCAGAATTAATTTGACTTATTGGCATATTTTTAATTTCTCTCTATATTTATAATTGTTAATTATTGATATTTGTATCTTATTACAACGATTCCTTTACCACCAGCACTTCCTGCATAAGTTAAATTTCCTCCAGGAACATTTCTTGAACCAGATCCTCCACCTCCTCCTGTGTTGTCTTGTCCTGTTGTAGAAGATCCACTACCTGCACTACCTGTTCCACCCCCACCTGGTCCACCTGATCCAGCAGTTCCATAAGGAGCACAAGCACGTAAAACTCCACCTCCTCCTCCACCTGCGTAAGTTACTGGGCTTCCTGAAATACTGTTTGTAGATCCTACTCCACCTGGTCCTCCAGTTGCGTTTCCTCCAGGAGTACCTGCTCCTCCCGCTCCACCTCCTCCTCCTGTTGAAGCATAATTTGGTTGAGCTGTTCCAGAACCTCCTGGGTTTCCTTGTGGAGGACTTACTGGTGGATTATTTCCTGTTCCTGCATTATTAAGTGGAGAAAAAGGGGAAGGACTTGATGGTGTACCTGTTGATCCTCCTCCTCCTCCTGAACCTCCTGAAATTCCTGTTGACAAAGGATAATTAGATCCACCTCCTCCACCTGCTGAAGTTATTGTTGAAAAAACTGAATTTGATCCTGGAGTTCCAGCTACACCTGGATTAGCAACTCCACCGGATCCACCTGCGCCTACTGTAACTGGATATGTTGTAGTTGTAATTGTAAAAGATCCAGCGTTACAACCGGGACTTGGGAAAGTTGTTCTATAACCACCTGCACCACCTCCTCCAGATCCATAATCTCCACCGCCTCCGCCTCCTCCAGCTACTACTAGATAATCAATAGTAGAAGGACCCGCTCCTGGAACTCCAATAGGACTATTCCCTACAGTTGAAACTACAAAACTACCATCTCCTGTAAAACTATGAATTTTAAAATTTCCTGATGTGGTAATTGTACCACCTGTAGCAGAAGTAAACGTAGGAGCAGGTCCTAAATAACTAACGTTATTTTGTTCTACAAAAGTCCAACCTACAGTCGCATCTACATATACTAAAAGACCTGCTGCTTTGTTAGTAGATAAAACTGAGTTTGTTGATATACTTTGAATAGGATTTCCGTTTCTTGCGATAGTTAAATTATTTGTAGCAAATGTTCCAGCGTAATCAACAAAAGCAATATAATTTCCTGCCGTTGGAGATGCTGGTAATGTCATTGTAATAGCAGCAGAAGTAGTGTTTATAAAATATCCGTAACCTACTGTAGCAGCAAAACTTGATGTTTGAACTGATTGCCATTGAACGTCTTGTGTAGTTACTGAACTACCTAAAGAAACTGATTTACCACCTATTGTGATAGAAGTATTTACAAGTTTATCGTTTGATATAGTAGCATTAACAAAATCTGCTACTACGACAGCATTATCTGCTATTGATTTAGTATCTACTTTATTGATTGGCATATTACTATTTATTCGTCCTTATCTGTTGTAGAATTGTATTTTTTACCATCAGCAAATATTTCTATTGTAGTTGTAAATCCAAAATCATCATTAGGATCTGCGTTAGTAGGATTAGGTACTATTGTAATTCTTTCTTCTCTGGCCTTATCTACTGTATTCGTATTACTATAAACGTCAGATTGAGTAGAAAGTATAACTTTTTGTGTAGAAGCTGGTCCAAATAGATATGTTTTAGCAGTAAAATTTAATGTATAAATGACAGCTCTTCTAGTAACAAAATCTCCTGTATAATTATCTTCGTAATTAACATTGTTTAAAACTATAGGTACATCTCTTTTAATATCTAATTCTGGTAATAAATTTATTGTAACAGTATAATCTGGTTGAAAGTATGGTAATATTTGTTCTACAATTTGTAGGCCATTTTCAGCCGTTGCTGTAAATACGTTTAGAGTATAGTTAATATTGTAAGGCACTGGTGTATAATTAAAATTAACACCTGTGTTTGTAGATGTTTTTGGTGTTCTTAATTTTTGAACTCTTGTTAATTTTCTACCAGCATCATAAACAATACCTGTTATTTCAAAACTCATACGAGGTAATACAATAGCAAATTCTCTATCTTGTAAATCTTTTTGTTGATCCAAACGAACTAAAAACTTTTCTTTTGGTCCGTAAGCCAACGGTACAGTTATACTTTGAATTTGATTACCACTAGTATCGGCCTTTTTAACTTGTATCTTATTAAATATTGTTCCGAAAGCGACAGTTAATCTTCTTAGCCCTTCATTGTAATAAAAATCCCCAAACATTAATAACCTCCTGGTTCACCAAACGGATTTGTTTCCGAAAAGTCTAATATATCGTCAGCCGTTGAAGCAGTATCAAACCCAGCTTCTGTATCTAAATCATTATTGTTAGCATAAGTTGAATTAATTTTTTCGTCAAAAGTCTCTAATAAGAAATAATTTATATTATCATTTACAGTATCGTTTTCTAATAATAAAGCACCACTGTCATCTTCTAAAGAAAAATGTTGATCTAATTGATTTAATGTAAAAGCAGCTTCCTTATCATCAATGGCCTGAACGCCTGTATCTAATTGTTCGTTTGAGTATTCCCAACGAGTTACTCTTAATTTATAAACTGGTAAATTGCCTAATTGAAAAAATGGTTGTTGATCTTCTACAAATAATATTTCAAAAAAACTGTTCATTAAAGGAAGATAGATTATATCTCCTTCATTAGGACGGCCATCAGCAATTAAAGAATTGTTAGGATCATCAATATGAGCAGCAAGACGTGAACTTACTAAATCTTCAAATCTTTTTTTAGAAATCATAAATGTAGTATCTTCACGTATTTCTAAACCAAATTTATTAATGATTTCTTGTTGGCCAGCAAACCCTTCAGAAGTTTCAAAATAGGCCTCTAATGGCCAAGCAGATTTAAATCTACTAGCAACATCTTCACCTAATATGATATCTTTATTAACCAATGTTCTAGGCATATAGTAAACTAAATTACCATATATCTTTAGGCCTTCTATGATTAAATCTTCGTGGAGTCTTTGTTCGGAAAAGTTTCCTATTCCGTTACCATTTTGGAAATAATGATTCATTACAACCATACATTATCCTATCATAAATGTTGGAGCTATTTCGTATGAATCTCTTATTTCTTTTTCTAGTTTTTCTATTTCAGTTTGAGCTTCTGTAAATATTTTATCACCATTTAATGTAACACCACCCAACATTGTTACACCATTAAATTTACTTAGATTACTTCCCCATTGTCTTTTGAATTGAGCCGTTATATATCTTTTTAACCAGATATCATTATAAACATCCGTGTAAGTATTTGGATCTAATTTTCTATAACACTCAATAACAAGATATTCGTTTACTTGTAAATCATAATCCCAAGCCATATCAATATATAATCTATTATCGTGTTGTTGAAATCTTATAGGTTTTTGTCCTACTAATATTTGATCTAAAAAATCTAAATGTCTTAACACCATATCATAGTTGATAATTGATGTTGAAGCGAAGTCATAAAGGTCATTTAAACGTAATTGATATCTTACGTCAAACATATTTAAATTTGCTTTATCAGAAAAAGGTAATATATTGATAACAGAAATTACAGATTCAGGAACTACAATGTAATTATTTGCTTCATACCAAGTTGATGAAACTCCATTTTTAGTGGCCGTTTCCGTAGTTGGAGTAGAAGCTTGTAATCTTTGTTTATCTGTTTCTGTTAATTTATATTTAAGGTATGTTCTTCTTATTCCATCATAATGATGTTGAGCATAGAATTGTAATGCCTCGTCCATACGATCTTCTAATTGATCATTATCCACGTTAATTTCTATAACTGGTTTACCTAATGAACGTAAAGCGTATTGTTTTAATGTCTCTCTTGTAGCTGGAGTTGCCATTTCATACCTTTTATAAGTCTTTTTACTATATTTATAATAATAATATTAACCAAGGGCAATGGCCTGAGCTATAGCAAAACCTGTAGTAGCTGATGAAGAAGTAGCATTATCTACATAGTTTTTAGTAGCAGCATCTTGTGCGTTTGTAGGATCTGTTACATTTATGATAGCTTTACTATTTACATCAACTTTTCCTGTACCATTTGGACTAATTGTGATGTTTGTATTTGAAGCACCCGAAATTGTATTTGTACTAAATGTAATTGTTCCTGTTGTAGCAGCAGATCCTGTAAATCCAACTGAACCATCAAAACCTTTTGAACCTGTGTAACCAACAACAGTTGAAGCAGATCCAGTATAACCTAAACTTCCTGTAAATCCTACCGAACCATCAAAGCCTTTTGATCCAGTAAATCCTACTGATCCATCAAATCCTTTTGATCCTGTAAATCCAACCGAGCCATCAAAGCCTCTTGAACCTGTGTAACCTAAATCTCCTTTTGAACCTGTGTAACCTAAAGAGCCTGTGTAACCGATAACACCTTGTGAACCGGTAAAACCAATATCACCTTTTGAACCTGTGTAACCTAAAGATCCTGTAAAACCTGTATCACCTTTTGAACCTGTAAAACCTAAAGATCCTGTAAAACCTGTATCACCTTTTGAACCTGTAAAACCTGTATCACCTTTTGATCCTGTGTAACCTAAATCTCCTTGTGAACCGGTAAAACCTTTTGAACCTGTGTAACCTTGAATACCACCGTATGCTAAACTAGTCCATTGAGTTGAACCATCACCAATCTTAAACTTGGATGTATCTGTTTCAATACCCATTTCTCCCGATGCTAATACTACTGTACCATTAGTAGTCCATTGGGCTGCGGTACCTCGTCTAAATTGAAACTGTATATTTGCCATTTATTTTAATTCTCTTTATATTTATCTATAATAAAATTTATAATTTTCATATATTTTAAGTAATTCCGCCACAATCAAAAGCTGGCCCACCTGAATAATTTGAAGTAGGATCTCCTCCATCAAAAACATAAGCTGTAGTAGCGCCTATCGATCCTGTGTAACCTGTAGGTCCTTGTGAACCATCATTTCCTGGATTTCCTTTTGAACCTGTATAACCTAAACTTCCTGTAAATCCTACTGATCCATCAAAGCCTCTTGAACCTCCATATCCAACACCAACTGAACCTGTGTAACCTATTGAACCTGTGTAACCAACTGAACCTACAAAACCAACTGAGCCGGTATAACCAATTGAACCTGTGTAACCTTGTGAACCAGAATAACCTAATGAACCTGTATAACCAGCAACTACTGTTTGTAACTTCCAAGCATAACCTGTCCATAGCCAAGTACGGCCATTAAATACGTATGTTGTAACGTTTGCTGTTAAACCTGATGTAGGAAAATTAATTGCTGGAGGGCTCATAATTTATTTCCTTTAAATTGGTAATTGTCTAATAGAAATATATTGCCCGTTAACTGGTGCTGAAGTAAATATTAAATTTGTTCCTGAAATTGTATAATCAGTAGTAGGACGTTTGAAAGTACCATTAACATAAACTAAAACACTGTGAACACTATGACCATTAATTGTAAGTGTAAATGTTGTTGTTGAACCATCGCCAGTTGCTGTAACTGTTGAATAACTAGAAACATTAACTTCACCTTTTGAACCTGTGTAACCAACTACACCAACGTTTCCATATTCTACCCACTGACTAGAATCTCCATCATCTTCATAGAAGTATTGAATACCAGTATTTGAATCTAACCAAATATCTCCTAAAGAAGGACTTACTGGAGGTGTTGAAGAAGTTGTAATATTTAAATTACCTCTTGAACCTGTGTAACCTTGTGAACCGTTATAACCAAATGATCCTGTGTAACCTAGTGATCCAGTAAATCCTACAGAACCATCAAAGCCTCTTGAACCGGTAAATCCTACTGAGCCATCAAAGCCTCTTGATCC